GGCGGCGGCCAATCAACTTGGGAGTCAAAAGTATGTGGAGGCTCTGCACCCAGTGTAACAACAAGATGTAATTATTTCCAAGGCTGTTACGGATGTTGTTCACAGTGTTTCTGTTGCGGTGGCCAATCTACAAATATAGATTTTGGTATAGGTGGAACACAAGGGACGGCTGCCCCGACACAATATTGTTTCAATCTAGGATACCAATTAGCAGCAAATGCTCCGATGACTGGCGGCGGCATGAAAATGGGCGGTAGCGGATGTTTTGCCTCAGGCGGTAGTATTGCATTCGGTAACTTTCCAGGTGGCGGCGGACACAGTGCGCAGAACCACGGCGGCGCGTGTTGCTGCGGCGGCCCAGGTGGCGGCGGCTTAGTGTACGTAGTCTATTATTAATACAAGGTAAAAATTATGCAAAATATAAGTAAAGAATTTACATATAATATAGCTGATGATCAATATTATCAGACTGCTGAATTAAAAAAAACAGGCACTGTAACATATCAAGGTCCTGCAAAACAGTATTTGATAATAGATTCGTCTACAAATAAACTTACCGGAAGTATTATTGATGAACAGCAGTACGAAACATTTAATGATACCAATGATGAAATGTACGCAATAGAAGTAGATTGTAATACAAATCCATTAATTTGTTCATTAATTGACAAAGGAATTAATGAGGATTTATATCCTAATATTTCTGAAGATATTCCTGGATGCGAAACTCCGTATGTTAGAGATGATCCTGCAATGCCTGACCACACATACGAAGTAACTGGAATTGTATATAATAAACAGTCTCAAACTTTTCAAAAGCCGTTTCCTTGGAAACAGCCTTACGTCACTTGGCAAGACAGGATCCACACAAGAAATATCTCTTTAGCTGCATACGATCATAAACTGTCGGAAGACCTTCCAGCAGAGTTATATAATACTGTAGTAGCATATAAGCAGTATCTTAGAGATTTTCCAGTTACATTCGGAGCAGCATGGAACGCTATTGTTACCCAAGGTGGTACCAATTTTGTAATCGGAGATAGAATTCTTATAAATGATCCGTGTTATAAAAATGGTACATCCGCAAATGATATTATTTTAAAGGTAGAAACAGTAGATGCAGATACTGGAGCAATATTAACAGTTTCGAGACAGAGTACTGTACATGCATATTCTTATCACCCAGCTGCTGGAACTTATACTGACGTATATCATACTACTAATAGTGCTGCCGGCACCGGAGCAGAATTTACATTAACCAAAGTAAAAACTGTTGATCCGTGGAAGATAACTCCGCAAGAACCACCACTGGGTTAATATTATTCACTTTTAACTCTATATTAATTATGGTCCAATAAATATCAAGTAGTATTACACCTTGATAGGATCATAATTAATATGTCTAAAAATAAAGCATTTTTTATTAATGGCGGCGCAGGCCGCGTTGTTTGTTCAATACCTGCACTAGAGAAATTTGCAGAAGAAAATCCTGAAAACAATTTTATAATTGTGTGCGAAGGCGGCACTGACTTCTACAAAGGTCATCCACTATTGCACGCAAAAGCATATGATGTCTGGCATAAAAATCTTTTTGAAGATAAGCTAAAAGATATGCAATTAGAAAGTCCAGAACCATATAGAGTCTGGGAATATTATAATCAAAAAGCAAGTTTAACCGAAGCTTACGATATTGCGATTAATAACAAAGGTGTTAGACCACTTCCTAAACCAACTATAAAATTAAGCAAACAGGAGCTAATACAGGCTCAGCAAGTTATTATCGATGTTAAAGAAAAAACAAAAAAAAATAAAGTTATAGTTTTTCAGCCATTTGGAAGAAGTGTGTTTGAAGATAACGGAATTATTTCTGATTTTAGCGGTAGAAGTTTTGAACCTGAAAATGTTGTTAATATAGTAAAAAAATTAAGTAAAGACTATGCTGTAATCTTTATGGGAGAAATTGCAATTGAGTTTCAAAAACACGGAGTGACTAGTCCAGTTGCTATTCCACAAGGAATTTCACTTAGAACCTGGTCGGCAATAATTACTCTTTCTGATCATTTTTTAGGTTGCGATAGTGTAGGACAACATTTAGCATATGCATTTAATAAAACTGCAACTATTGTAGTTGGCAGTACATTTAAAGAAAATGTGTCTTATCCTAATGAACCATCATTTGATATTTTAGATATGGGGGAAGGTGCAAGAATTTATAGTCCTATAAGAATTACACAAGACGAATATGCAGACAGAGTTAACGAAGGTGTGATGGCCATGAATGATAAAATTGAAGACGTAATTGTAGAATCTGTAAACAAAGCATTAAGCAAAACTAACGCAAAAAAATAATAATTTAAATGTCTAGAAATAGAAAATTTTAACAAAGAATATAGAGGATATTAATATGAAAAAAGCACCGCTATGGATTGCAGGAATTGCACGAGGACACAACGCAGGTGTATGCTTAATGAAAGACGGCGAAATTGTTTTTAGCATAGAAGAAGAGCGACTAACTCGTCGAAAATACGATGGCGGCCCCCTTGCTAGTATGCTTAAAATATTAGAATACACAGATAGATTAGACTATCTTGCTATTTCACACACTACTACACTAGACACTGCCGGAAAGCTAGATTATTCAGGTGAAGATGTATATTCTGGATTGGCTAGAAAACTAGGATTAATTAAAGAACATTACTCACCGGATCCTCATCCGCAAGTATTAGATATGGCAATGTTTCATCACAAAATGCACGCAGGTCTTGCATTTTATAGAAGTGGATTTGAAGAAGCTGTTGCAGTTATTGTAGATGGCGCCGGAACATTTTTTCCTTTAATGGTCGATGGAGAGCAAATAACTGCGTGGGAAACTGAAAGTATATATAAATGTTCTTATCCTGATAATATCCAGACACTACATAAAACATTAGGCACTCGAAATATGTTAGTCGGGTCATATATGACAGACTTTGACGGCGGCCATTGGGAGCCTGGGGCAATGTTTAATGTGTTGTTAACTGACCGCGCTGGGTTAGTTAAGTCTTACGAGGCTGTTACTGAATATTGTGGGTGGAGCAGTATCGAAGCAGGAAAAACTATGGGATTATTTCCATATGGATCTCCCAATGATAAATTTCCAAGTATTATAGATAATAATGATTTGTCGGTTCCGACAACTAACAGAAATTTAACTGTTCCTAGATACCCTAATGGAGCAGTAATTAATGCTAATATGTATAATTTTTTAAATGACCATAATAGTGAAGATCTTACATTACTTCAAAATAGAAGAGATCTTGCATACGCAGTACAAACAGAAACTCAATCAGCAGTAGTAGATTTAATTAAGCACGCTGTAGTATTAAGTGACTGTAAAAATGTTGTAATCAGTGGCGGCTATGGACTTAACTGTGTTGCTAATTATCATTATCTCAAGGTGCTTAAAGACGAAGGTATAGAAATTTATGTTGAACCTGTGAGTAATGATGCAGGCACTGCAATGGGCGCAGCGTATATTTGTTATCATAATGTTACTCGAGATACTACTATTAGAAAACGTGCAGACGATGTATACTTAGGTCCGATGTACACTTATACCGAAGAGAAAATTGCAGAAACTGTTAAAAAATATAACGCAGAAATAACTGATGTAACAAAAGACAATATCATTAAATTGATGACCGATAGAAATATTGTTACACTATTTCAAGGACGTTCAGAAAACGGGCCCAGAGCGTTAGGCAATAGAAGTATTATGTATGACCCAACAGATCCTAACGGTAAAGACTTTGTTAACTCAGTTAAGCATCGTGAATACTTCCGTCCATTTGCTGGATCAATTCTTGAAGAAGATGTACACGAATGGTTTGATCTACGAGGTATGTCTAGTTCACCTACCATGATGTATGCTGTAAACTGTCAGCCTGGTATCGAAGAGAAGATTCCTGCTATTATTCACATTGACGGAACTTGCCGTATTCAGACTGTTAATAGAGAACAGAATCCTCACTACTATGATATCATCAAAGCGTTTAAAGATGCAACAGGTTGTCCGATTATCTTTAATACAAGTTTTAATCTAGGCGGCGAGCCGTTAGTTGAAACACTGGACGATGCTATTCGTACACTTGTTAATTGTGATATTGAATACTTGTATTTGCCCGAATACAATAAGTTAATTACAGTAAAAAACTAATAAATATTACAAACAGGGGTTATTATGCAGAATTTAAAAAAGTATCTAGCGAACGGTTTGAAGAATACACTATTATTTAGGAATAATGCAGGTACTAGTCATAATGGCCCCTGGAAACAAGTCTATGCTAACACTGTTTTAGATAGATGGCATGTAGGAGAGTTTTCTAGTGTTGAATATACTATAAGTGCAGATTTTGATACAAATAATAAAGAACTTATCAAAGTATTAATCACAGCATCAAGAGATCGTGCTAGTGTTGTTGTATATGCAAGAAACAACACACGAAATGATATAATAGAAGTAACTGCTACTGTTAATGATAGTTATGTAGACGTTATACTAAATCCTATAAACGATACAAATTTAGATCCATCTACTAATTTCGCCGGCACAAAAGTAATATATACTGCACAATATTTTTATACACAAACTCCACTTGTGGTCTAACTTTGTTATCTGATAAATAACATGTAGGAGACTAATAAAGATGGCAGTAATTAATTCACCATTCGAATCAAGATACGGGTTCAAAGGTCCTGGATTCCTAGTTGATAATTTTGGTAATATTACCGCTAACTCAATTATTACTAGTATTGCAACCGGCAGTGCAATTGTTGATTTTACAATAACGGAAAATTCAGATACAGATCCTACAGCATACAATATTCAAGAAGTAGGAAACGATACTCCTTCTATAACTCTTGCTAGGTCTAGTGCTTATACGTTTTTTCTAAATACTCCAAATTTAAATTTTAATATTTACGAAGACGATCAAGTTACTTTATATAGTGATGGATTGTCTCATACTGACGGATCCGCTGGCAGTCTTGCCCAAGGAAAATCATCAGGCACTCTAAACTTTTCTATTGCTCCTAATACTCCTAATCTATTATACTACGGTGATAGCAACAGAACTATTTTTGGAATCATTAACATAGTTGACCCAATCGGAGTCTTTAGTACAGTTGACGTCAATGCAACAACTTCTGCAACTAGTTCGACTACAGGTGCGTTTACAGTAGCAGGCGGCGTAGGTATAGCCGGCGACTTATATGTAGGCGGAACATTAAATATTGATGGAATTGATATAACTAAAATTAGTTCTTCCACAAATTTAGAATTAGAAGCAGTAAATCAGATTGTAATAAAAATAGACGGTAGTACATTAGGAATAGTAAAATCTACAGGATCTACAGTTCCGGTGGTTGACACTACCATAAATAACACAGCAATCGGAACAACTACTCCGAGTACAGCATCATTTACATCAGCAACTGTTGCAAATTTACCTACTACAGACTCTAGTATCGCAAATAGACAATATGTAGATAGTACAGCATTAGCATTATCGATAGCATTTGGATTATAAAAAATGGCAAAGACGCAAATAAAAAATTATGTATTTAAACCAGGCATTGGAGCAACTGGGAATTTATATCCAGATGCTTATAGCTTACTAAATGCTAATAAGGCATTTATACAAAAAGAATCTACAGCGTGGATTGCAGATCAAGTATCAGCAGGCGCTGCTGGATTTGTAGGATATACATATAATCAAGCAAAATGTGAAAGAGACGTTGGGTATATAATTGATGCATATTTAAACGATCTAAGATACGGCGGCAATGAAAAGCTTTACAACACAGTAAAATATTATTGGGATCAAGATGTAGCACAAGTTAACGGTGATAGACAGCCAGAAATACAAACTCACACATTTATTGGTACGTTAATTACAAATTATATTTTAATTAATGTATTGTATTCTGCGTCAAATACAGAAGTAACACAAACAATAGACGCAACTAAAACAGTTGAAACTGCTGCAATTAGCAAAATTACTTTACTAGTAAGTATCACTGTTAATGTTATAACTAACGGACTTAGTTCACTGCCGACTTTAGAACAGTCAGGCATATCTACTGTCAAATTCCAAGGCAAGTACAGCATCGATGAATTGTTGTTGATTACAAACAGTACACGAAGTGAAGTTATGTATAACTTTACTAATTTAGGCACCAGCGGATCTGTTGAAATTATTACAAACGGTGTTACAGTTGACCCTGATTTTCCTAAATTTTTACAAACAACTGACGGCATAACTGTTGTTAAACTAAATTACGATAGTAGTTCTCACAGCAGCACAGATGATATACAAATTTTTGTAGAGCAAATTGAGAACGGAAAGAGTGTTGTAACTACTAGACCGTTTGACTTTGGAACAGATGCTATTGAACGTATGCGCATTGCTCCACCAGTATCTATGCTTGACGCTGACTTTGAATATGGCTTACAGCCTACTAAGTGGGCAGCAATTGCAACTATGCGCGGATACCCTAGTGTGTACGAAATTCCTGGTACAGATACATCAGTTGTAAGTGTAGTGTCTGACGCAAGTGCAGGCACAGAAGGAATCGGACAATCATTAATTACAGTTACGACGGTAAGTGCCCATGGATTTACTGCTGGTACACCTATTACTATTAAAGCATTAGAAGATAGTGTAGGCGGCGCAGCAAGAGCAGAAGGCAGTTTTGTTATTGTAAATGTTCCTACACCAAATACTTTTGAATTTTACGCAAAGTCAAAAGTAGGAACTGTTAATCCGACTACGTTATCTACAACGTATACACAATTAAGACAAGCAGGATTTTATACAGGCGCTACTATTGGAAAACCTGAATTTACTGTTACAAGTAATGGCAGCGCCGGCGAAATGTTTGCACAATTAAGTGTACTTTCAAACTCAACTATTATCCCATTTGATGGCGCATCACCAGAAATTGGTTCGCCCTTAACTAATGCAAATATACCTCTTGGATCACAAGTAACAGGAATTATTGATCAAAGTTCAGGCGGCGGCACCTATTTAACGCCAGAAACATCCGCTGATACTGCATCAGGCCAAAATCAGATGATAATTGCAAATACCACTGGTATCGTAGAAAATCTAGCAATTGACAGAGGCGACGGTACTGCGATATATATTACAGACATTACCGGAAATACTTTAACATTTAATAGTAATTTTACTAGTTCATATATTGGCAATAGTCGTCAGTATACCGGTATAATTCCTGATAATATAGCGCCTTCTGGCTCTCTTGCAAAATTTGATATATCGTATGCTATTGATAACAGTTTCACTTATGTTATAGACGCTATATCAAACGATGGCATACAATACGCAGCCGGCGACAGAATAAAGATTCTAGGTACCGACTTAGGCGGCACAACTCCTGCAAACGATGCAACTATAACTGTTGTATCTGTAGGAAGTGCAGATTCAATAGCATCAGCAACTATTGCAGGTACACATTTTGATAATGAAATAGATTTAATAAATCAAGAAGCTATCTTTGCAGGCGCACAGGGTATAGGCGCTGATTTTGATGTAGAATTTTTAAATGGTACTTATACTGATGTTACAATAGGATCTGGTGGCATTGACTACAAATTAGGCGATGTTATAGTTATATCAGGAACGTCACTAGTATCTAGCCAAACTGGTACATTAAGAGATTTATATGTTTCAGTAGACGCTGTATCATCTGTTGGAGGCATTCCGATTAGTACAGTATTACAATCTGCAGGTACTGGTTACGGCGATGCTATCAATGTTGCGACTACAGGAGGCAATGGTACAGGACTAACATTAGATATTATACAAACTGCTGGAGTAATTGATTCTGTTATTATAAATACTGCCGGCAGCGGCTACGATCAGTTTGATACTGTTACAATTGTTGGCGGAAACAGTGATGCTACTGTGCGTATTACAGAAATACAAGGACTAGGTGCAGTTACCTCAGTAACCTTTGCAGGCACCGCGCCTCAGGTAGATAAAACATTTACTAGTGTGGCATTTACTTCAAGCACTAGTTCAGGCGCCGGAGCAATAATTGATGTACAAGTAATTGGTAATTCTTATAACGTTACCTTTACAAATGAAGGAATAAATTATCTTCCTACAGAAACTATTACGGTGCTAGGCTCTGCTCTTGGCGGAGCAACGCCTGCAAATGATTTAACTATCACAATTGATAATGTGGGCGGAACAGGAAACATTATTGCGCATAGTGAATCTGGATTGCCTTATAACGGAGATACAGTAGGATCGGTAGCAGGCATTAATAGAACCCCTGTCGATGCAACTTTTGACATTAGTCAAGACGCTGTTGGCATTTTTGTAGTCAGCGTTAATGCTCCGGGCACTGGTTATAATGTAGGACAAGAATTAACAGTTTCTGGCACATTATTTGGTGGCGAATCGCCAAGTAATGATTTAACTATTACTGTTGCTACAATTGACGAGTTGCCTGGTGGAACAATAACAACAGTTACATCATCAGGTTCTGGGTATGTTCCGGCAGGCATATATTTAAATTCTGAAGGCGAAAACTTGCCAGTCATTGGCACTGACGCTACTATTAATGTGCTTAGACAAAGCGGTTCTTATTTTAACATTGCTGTTAATAATGCCGGTAATAGTTATGCGATAGGCGATAGATTAAGTATACCAGGTGCTAGCTTGGGAGGCATAGCGCCATTAAATGATTTAGACTTGCAAGTTACTACAATATCAGAAGTAGGTGGGATTACTAGTTTATCTAACAGTTTTATCGAAGCTTCTGTCGGTGACGAAGTAAATTTAATATCAACAGTAACTATGTCAGAAGCAACTACCGGTCCGATAGCACTGGATGAATCTATTACATATAGTGCTCTTGCTACTATCGAAGTTACATTTATTAATGCACATGGATTAGTGCCGGGTAGTACCTTTATTACTAGTATAAATTCAGACGATGGTGTTAATAATCATAATCTTACAGCTGGGTCGTATATTGCTACAGATATTCCAGCAATAAATAAATTACGATTCCAAGCACGAGCAGCAGGATCGATAGATACTATTACATCTGATATTATTGGAGATGTTTATCCTCGCCCAGACAGTTTCTTCGTACACAGACCGTTTGACGGCGGAGTACAACTAGGTACAGGCGGTCCGCAACACGGCGCACAGGCAATACGTCAAAGTAAGAAATATATTCGTTACCAATCAGGTAAAGGCATTATGTATACAACTGGCGCACTGTTTGCACCAAGTTACGACTTACGTAGCTTAACTGCAGAAGGTGTAGAAGTTGGAGATTTAATTACTGTTGTAACAGACGATAACGATCACGGTGTACAAGAAGGCGGCATTGTTAGATTACTGGGAGTCGAAACTCCGGGATACAACAGCGGTCCTAAAACTGCTGTACCTCCGACATTTGACTATACTGTAGAAGAAGTTGTAGACGAACGTACATTTAAGATTCGCGCACGGCGCAGACTTGGATCAACTAATGCGCTATTAGGATTTGGCTCACAAATGAGTGTAGTATCGTGGCACGGCGCAACAGTACGTTCAGGTATTTTTGACGATCAAAACGGCATCTTTTGGGAGTTTGATGGTACTAATATTAGCGTAAATCAGCGTACTGGCACGCAACAGCTTGCAGGAACAATTGCACTAGCAGTGGACAACAACTTAGTAACTGGCACAAATACTAGATTTACAGATCAGTTAAAAGCAGGCGATAGAATTATTATTAAAGGTATGACACACGTTGTATCACACGTTAACAATCAAACTGAAATTACAGTTACTCCAGACTGGCGCGGCGTTGTAGACATTGCTGGCGCAAAGGCTAGCTTAATTGTAGACAAAAAAGTTAAGCAAAGTGAGTTTAACTTAGATAGATTAGATGGAACTGGACCTAGTGGATACGATATTGACATTGCTAAAATGCAAATGATCGGTATTCAATACAGCTGGTACGGTGCTGGTTTTATTGACTTTATGCTTCGTGGATCAAATGGTAACTTTGTGTTTGCACACAGAATGCGTAACTCAAACGTAAACACTGAAGCGTTTATGAGATCAGGTAACTTGCCTGTGCGTTACGAAGTTACTAACGAAGGGCCCAGCGGAAAATTAGCAAGTGCAATGGATACTAGTCAAACAACACTCGTACTAGAAGATGGCAGTTTCTTTCCAACTTACGGGACTGTGTATATCGATAACGAAATTATTAATTTTACGGGAAGAAGTGGAAATACATTAACCGGGTGTATTAGAAATGCAACGTTTATTAATTTTCAAGCAGGATCTAATAGAAGCTATACTGCAGGCGCCGCAGCAACACACGCTGCTAGAACAGGTGTTATATTAATATCACAAACAATTACTCCGTTAATTAGCCACTGGGGTAGTGCATTTATTACAGACGGCGGTTTTGATGAAGATCGAGGCTATATCTTTTCATACGCAGAAACTGGAATTACAGTAAGCACAACAAAACAAACTGCATTTATGATTAGACTTGCACCAAGTGTATCAAATGCGCTAACTGGAGACTTGGGCGAAAGAGAACTACTAAATCGTGCACAGTTGCTATTACAAGGTCTTGAAATTACTTCAGATACGGGCACAGGCGGCATTGTTGTTGAAGGAGTTCTTAATCCTCAAAACTATCCGCTAAACCCAAATGATGTTGGTTGGTCAGGACTAAGCGGAGTTGCACAAGGTGGACAACCTAGCTTTGCTGAACTTGCTTCAGGTGGTTCTGTTGTATGGAGCACTGGTGCTGCTGCCACAACAGCTACAGCAACATCAAGAGCTAATATGACGGCACAATTAAATAGTGGATTATATAGCCGAGTCAATGATTCAAACTATATTTGGGTAAGTGCTAACGATTATAGAGCAACATTTGGAAGCAACGATACAAACTTTGTAATAGGAAGAACTATAACAGGCACAATGTTTGCATCAGGAACAACAATTACTCAAGCGTATATTAGTCCAAATAGCGGCGATAATTACGGGTATTTTTTCCTAAGTCGTAATACTATACAAAGTGTTGATTCTAATGTAACCGATGCATACACAGTTACTTTTAATACAGCGTTAACTAATAGAAACTTTGCATATTTTAACGTGGCAAGTTTTGATGAATCTGCTGCAAAACCTGGAACAAGTATAACTGGAGGCAATAATGGCATAACTGTTTCTGCTAACACGTTAGTTAACAGTGTAACATTGAAAAACTGGGGCGGAAATGATTATTATGAAGTACAGTTTAATAATTCGTTTAATGGAACGCTAGCAGCAGGCACGGGAACAATTACATTTAGTTTTGTGCAACCTCCGTATGCACAACCAGGCGAAACTGTATTCTCGTTTATTGCTGTTCCTGGAGAAAGATCAACTCTGGACTTGTCAGCGTTGAAAGAACTTACTAACACTCCACTAGGCGGCAGAGGAACATATCCTAATGGACCTGATGTACTAGCAATTAATGTTTATAAGGTTAGTGGAATAGATATTACTTCTAATATCATTCTAAGATGGGGCGAAGCACAAGCTTAAAGAGTTTCGATATAGTCTGCAAAAGAGCTAAGATCATCAAACACTATGGTTTTAGCTCTTATATTGCGGTAGGTAAATTTCTTTAGTGCTAACTCAGTTTCTAAACCATATCCAGTACGTACTAATACAGGTATTGCACCTATTTTATAAGCAGCCTTTAGGTCGCTCATTTTATCACCAACATAATATCCTCGATTGAACTTTATATTTTTATGTTTGTGTTCTTTCTCGCAACGCTTAAACATACCAGTATTAGGCTTTGCATACATATCACTCTTATGACTACTAGCACTATAATAGATAGCATCAATGCTGGGACAACCTGCAGATCCCAGCAATTCTAACATGTACATATGCAATGCATCAACATCTTCCTCAGTAAACATACCCTTTTCAATGCCACCTTGATTTGTAATAATTGTAATCTTATGTCCAAGCCTGCGCAATCTAGCAACTGCTTCTAAACTACCTTCAATAGGTTCAAAGTCGACGCCTTTCCAAGTATAGGTTCCGCGATCAACATTAATAACACCGTCTCTATCAAGACCGATTACGCATTTAGGAGCAATATAATCGAGAGAAGATAGCGGGTCTTCTCCCCAGTAAATATCAACCATCTTGATCCTCAGGATTTAAATTAGGTTCAATTTTAGGTTTTTGACTATCGCCTGGCGCAACACGATAATTATCCTCTACACTGTCTGCTGTACTAACTTCAGTAATGCTTGAACCTTCTTGTAGACATATTAGTTGATGCGGCTGCAACGGAGGATTATGCCACACATCGCCTTCCTTTAACTCTTTTTCATAAAGCACCGCAGTTTTTGTATCAATCCAGCGTACCTTAAAACGTCCACTATTTACAAACCAAGTTTCATCTTTTTCTCTGTGGAAATGCATACTAAATTTTGCATTTGATTTTTCAAAAAACATAATCTTGCCGCAGTATTTGTCATTGGTAGCCCAAATTAATTCATAGCCCCAGCCTTTAGGAACAACGCCACTTAGTCTAGTCGGTTCTTGCATTTATATAATCCTCAATTGATGTCCATTGCATGTTTACTACTGAATTTAGTTTAGTTAAATCAGCACAGGTGTACTTCTGATACTGTGATTTTAGTTGTTCAGGCATAGGTGTGTATTCTATGTCAGCATGATACTTTTTAGCAATAGTACGTCCTACTGTTTCAAAACTTGTGGCTGTGCCTGTTCCTACATTGAATATTCCGCTAGTATCAACGTCAAACATTTTTTCGTGAAGGCGACAGATATCTTCTACACAAACAAAATCACGACAATATTGATCTGAATTTTCAAACAGTTTGATCACGCCGTTTTCTTGAGCCTGTTGAATGAACTTGGTATAGGGACTTGCCTGATCACCTTTGTGCGATTCGCCAGGACCGTAAACATTAAAGTAACGAAACCCTTGTATGGTAATCTCAAACTCGTCTAGGTATTGATTGATAAATCTATCAAATAGATATTTGCTCCAAGCATAGGGGCTTTGTGGTAACAGTGCTCCATCTTCAGTAAAATGTTCTGTAGTGCCATACACACTAGCACTGGAAGCGTACTGTAGATTAGTACCAAAGTTTTCGCACACCTGCGCAAGCCGCACAGTGAATTCAAAATTCTGTTCTAGTATTTGATCGACATCTGTGTAGGTAGTTGACGATATTGCTCCAGTGTGTATGCACCAGTCATAGTCTTCTGTACTGGGAATAACGCCCGGCATGTATTCCCAACCTTCGACATCGTGTCCTTGACTTTGCAAATACAGTGCAATGTTTGATCCGATAAATCCTTTGTGTCCTGTTACTAATATTTTCATTTAGTTGCCTCTATTATTTTTGTTGTACTAAATCCATCTACAGTAGATACAATGTGTACAGATGCTAGATCATTGCCCACTACTGTAGATTCTGTATAATCCCCACCTTTGACAATTAGGTGTGGCTTCGTTTGTTTAATTAATTCGTAAGGAGTATCTTCGTCAAAGACGATAACTTCACTAACCCACGGCAACATTTCTAGTTGACTCTTACGTTTCTGTTGATCGTTTATAGGACGACCTTCGCCTTTTAATCTCTTAACACTAGCGTCCGAATTAATACCCACTATTAATTTTGTGCCCAGTGTGTGCGCTTCTGACAATAATTTTAGATGACCTTGATGAAGAATATCAAACACACCATTTGTAAAGACAACACGTTCTTCTATGTCTTCTACCTTTAAAATATATGTGCCCAGTTTCTTAACACTGACAGTTGAACCTTTGACTGCTAGATCAAGGCACATTTTATGATCATATCCGCGTGTAAGAGCATACACAAATGCTGCTAAGAAACAGTCTCCAGCACCTGTAACATCTGCTACTTCCACACTGTCTACAGGAATGTCATAGACTTGTCTGTCTATATTAGCAATAACATTACTACCAGCATTGGTTATAATAATATTGCCCTTCCAGTCAGTAAATCCAAATTCACCAAACTCTTTGTAGTTGGGTTTTACTAACCAAGCACCATCATAGTGAATTGCATAATCTTTTGGATCTACAATAACACGACATCCAAAACGATTAATGTGTTTGATGATCTGTCGACTTTCGTCTAGCACACCTTTGTTGTAATCACTTAGTACAACGTAGTCGTATTGTGAAAACTGATCATTGACGATCTTGTCTAAAACATCTGTACCATTAGCGTGTTTGTCAAGGTCGATACGTGTAACATAATGTCCATCACAGATTACTCTGGTCTTAATACTGTGTTCAGCACCGTGATCGTAGAGGTCAACATCTACACCTAAACTGCGTAGATTTTCGTAGACAAGACCTGCGCCACCCACAGTTTCAACTTCGCGTTGATAGGTTATAACAGGTACAGGTGCTTCGGGACTCAATCTTGTTGACGTTCCGTAGATGTATTTGTCGATTATAATATCGCCGATTACTAAGACTTTCATACTGTATTATATAACAAATTGTGTTAATTGTCAAGTAAATTTATAGTTAAAAACACAGTTTCAAGTTTACGCAGATTAACTTTGCTTTGAAGTGTGTTTTTAAGACCGTGGTGTAAGGGCTTGGGCCACTTGTTAAAACTACACCACGCATAACCGTCGTGTTCGCAGTTTAGAACGGGTATAAATTCATGTTCTATAACACAGAGGTAAGTGTGAAAATAGAACTTTTCGTCTGTGCTCACAAAACTTTCTAGAGGAAGTGTTTTTTTGATCTTAGGGAGATCGCCGATTTCTTCTCGTATTTCTCTCTGTAGGCCTTCCCACGGAGTTTCGCAGCCTTCGTTAGTGCCACCAACTAGACCCCAAAGATTAGATCGTTTACCTTGACTGCGATGTAAAAACAAAAACCGATTGGTGTCCAGTGTATAAAAGAGAGCACCACTACAAACTATTCTATCATTCATACAAATAATTAGCCGTCTAGTTCAATACGCCATGTCCCGATTGGGTAGTCACCTTCTATGCTCTTGAACCATTCGCCGTCTTTGTATCTATACTGTGTACCAGTGTTTAGATTAGTAGTGTAGGTCAGTTCAGTAGTAGCACTAGCATCAAACACTATGCTCCATTTTGCGCCGTCCCATTCTACAATATCATTAGCACTGGCTATGAGACCCGTGCCGTCTGTGTTGCGCCATGCTGCTGATACTTCTACTGCGTCTACACTGCCTACATCCTCCAGCAGCAACAGTCTAAGTCCTGCGATCTTAACATCAGTTGGGTTAAATCTAGTAGGATCAATAATGTAGTCTATGCTGGTTCTGTTTGAGATTACTGAATCAGTAGGGAATGTGTCAGTATCAAAGTTGACTTCGATCTTACCTTCGTCGAACGGATTCAGTGTAAATGTGCCTGTGACTGTGTTAGCATTGTCGACACTGGTTAGATAGATACGACTTACGTCTGCTCGATAGGTATCAGGCAGTGCTTCGAATATTTCTCTCCAGTTGACATTACCAACTATGCCTCTCGCAATCAACTGCGCACTGCCGGCTTCTAAATACACACCATAGGTATTGTAGTTCACATTGGCCATCTGACTGGCTGCTTCACTCTGTGCCTTAGATCCAAATTCGTTAACTGTAGATCCTGGTCTTGCAAAGTCATCATACTGATTTAATTCTGGTGCGCTAACACCACTTTCAATTGTGCCTCTAGTTTCGTCAAACATGCTGGTAATGACATTGGTAATCACGCCCATCTTTTTAACTTTTGTAGGAGGGCTAATATAGATTGGAATACTAAAGGTAAGCGACGATACGTCGATTTCTGAATCAACACCTACAGGTATGCTGCGATTTGACCATGTGACGTTTTCTAAGTTTACTACTGTGATACTGGTCCAGTCTATAAAATTGTCAGTGGTCTGCATTTCTAAACTGGGATTAAACAGCACCAGTATCTGTTCTAGTATTTGTAATTTTTGGTCAGTGTTGGACGCCCATATGTCAGCGTTTATCCTCATTAAGTAAGGTGTAGGTATAAGACGTTCTACAGTATAATTTTTACCTTGGAAATTTAGATATTCACCAGTGCTTTCATCGTAGGCACGTTCTCTTATGTTGGTTGATCTAGTGTAAGTAGCATCAGTTAGTCTATCTTTGTCAAGTTCTAGCCCAGTGATATAAACTGATATTCTCGGCGCACTGGGCAATTTGTTTTCTGAGTTCTCTCTAATAATGTTTGCTACCTGACGTGTGAGATCGCCATACATCACAGGCACTTCTTTGATGTTACCCTTACCATCCTTTACAGGAAAGTTGCTGAGAATTCTCATCATCTGCGTAGTGTAGCGTCTTAGTTGTCCATCGTAAAAATATTGAGACATTACATTACCTCCATCCACACACGTTTACCGTCAACAAGTTTCCAGGTTTTCCCCTTCATTTTTCCTTTATTTGCTAAACCTACTTTTCTTTTATGGTCTTCGGAGAATGTTTTTCCTTTCATAGGACCGCCATCTCTTCTTTTCCAGCCCCCATCGCCTCCATTATTCCTACGTCTTGCATGAGCGGCTTTTTGTGCTTTGCTCATACGTTTTTTGCTGTCTTCCGAATGCAGTTTATTATCACCGCCTTGTCGAATGTTATATCCTTTTTCAATTGAGTTGTATTCTTTTATGTATTTTTTTTCTAATTCGTTTAAATGCTCTAAGTTATTAGCATAATCTAAAACTTCCCAATCAAATGCTTCAACGCTATATTTTTTAATAGCATTATGAAAATGGTATGATTTATCAGTATAACGAGCACTGCTAATATGTTCTAATCTACGACGATTAGGCTCTTGAATAGATTGACCAATGTATACTTTGCCAGTTTCTCTATGTGTCCATTTGTATATGTGCATTAATTATCTGCCCTTGGTCTAAGTGCCTTGCTCAGGCTCTGTCTTTCCTCAACAGTTTCGCCACCGATTTGGTTAGTTTTAGTATTATTGATAAAGCCGGATTTTTGTGTTTGTCTTTCCAGTACGTTGCTCAGTGTCATACGTATATCATCGTTTACTTTGACCCAACGCTGTCCATCATAGCGGAACATTCTGTTTGGTAAAAAGTCTGTTCTTAGGAAATAATCACCTTCCATATTGTTTCTAGGAAACTGTATTCCAAAACCAAAAGGAGCACCGTTGGGCGCAGCGTCGCCTGTGCCTACAAGATAACCTGTATAGCCTTCTCTTTCTGGCCTGTTGACGACTTCGTCTGTGGTAACTGTGATACCACTAGCATCTAGTTCTTCATTATCTGCGGTTCTTAGGTCAATAGTGCCATCGTCATTTGTTGACACAGTATAATAATGACTAATGTCATAACCACTCTTGGGAGAGTCAGCCTCTGCCTGCGCTACTATAGCATTGCTGATCTGCATTTCTCGTTCATAGGTTGACAGTATATCACGCAGTGTAGTATCAGTATCTTCGCCTGCGGGCAGATCCAATATTTCTGCGTATTCTTGGCTATCGTATATCTGCTTTAATTTTAGTCTGTACAGATGCGGATACCACGTTTGGCTAAATCCTTCTGCGGATCTGTTGACGTCTTCTATCACATAAAAACGCTTCAGAGCAAAATCATAATTGTTCAGCGCATATTCGTCTTTGAGATGCGGCAATTCAATTACATCGCCCGATAGAGGCTTGCGTCCCAAGGTCTTTACTATGCTGTTGATATGCACTGTCATAAACAGTGTGTCATTGCTTAAAAATAGACCAAACTGACTGAGATCAAAATCAATGTCTTGAACATTGTAGATTGCTCTGTGCGAATATACATCCGGATCATATTTTCTATCTCTGTTTTCTAAAAACAGTAGATCCTGTATGTTTGTTTCTTTTACAGCATCATAGGTAGGCTGATCCGCAGTACCTTCACCTTCAGCAGGATTTTCAGGACCTAGGTATTTGTGAACATTGATATCAGTACCGCCGACTGTGAACATCTCCTGAATCTGACGATCTAGGAAGTAGTAGTCATTGCCGCGTTCTGGTTTGTATAAGCTGATTCTTGGCATATACATATTTATAATAAATACTGTACGGAGAACACTGATGACAGATTTAGCAACAAGCAAACAAGAAATTTTCGATTACATTTTCGCAATGTTCGGCGGCGGCATGGTAGATGTTGAACTTGATCCTATTCACTACGAAACAGCACTGTCAAAGGCGCTGGGCAAGTTTAGACAGAGATCAGATAACAGTGTACAAGAATCATATCTGTTTTTGACCACAGTGCCGGATCAAAACGAATATGTGTTGCCAAGAGAAGTTGTGGAAGTAAGACAGATTTTTAGAAGATCGATAGGATCAAGACCCAGCACATCATCAGCAGGCGGCCCTATTTACACTCAGAGTTTTACAGCAAGCTCGGGACAAAAAACATTCAACATAAACTACAACCTACTAAGCGTACAAAATGTTACAGTTAAAGTTAACGGTGAAACCAGCACAGACTATGTTACTGACACTGATCAACGCAGTATTACTTTTAACATAGGGTTAAATGCAGGTGATACTGTAGGAGTTAGCCTGTTCAGTAGCGGCGCAAGTGGCGGCGGCAGTTTGTTTGATCCGTTTAGCCTTGCCTATACCAATGCTTATCTACTAAGTTCAAATCAGATGGGCGGCTTGGCTACTTACGATTTCTTTAGTCAATATCAAGAACTGGTAGGACGTATGTTTGGTGCGTTTATTGAATTCAAATGGAACTCTACTACTAAAAAACTTACACTGCTACAGCGCCCCAGAGCAGAAGAAACTATGATGCTGTATGCCTACAACTATCGTCCAGATATAGATCTTCTCAACGACTATCTTGCTAGAGAATGGATCAAAGACTACACACTGGCTATGTGTAAGTATATGCTGGGCGAAGCACGTTCGAAATTCGCCACCATCGCAGGACCACAAGGCGGATCAACGCTGAACGGCGATACTCTCAAAGCAGAAGCACAAGCAGAACTAGAAAAACTAGAACTACAAGTATCTACAGCAGTATCCGGCGGGACTGGATATTCCTTTGTAATTGGATAATGGTTGACATTGATTACCTTTTGTTGTATAATAACAAAAAGGAGTAGCAATGAAGAAAAAGTTATTGATAATAGGCCATGGTAGGCACGGTAAAGACACAGTGTGTGAAATGCTCAGAGACCGTTACGATTATAGTTTTGAAAGTAGCAGTCAATTTTGTTCAACACTTTTTATCTACGATCAACTCAAAGATCAATACGGATACGCTGATGAACAACAATGCTATGCTGATCGACACAATCACAGATCAGAATGGTACGATGCTATCTGTGCCTACAATGTTCCAGACGCAAGTCGACTGGGCAGAGAGATATTTACCGCACACGATATCTACTGCGGTCTGCGTAACAAGCGTGAATTCTTTGCTATGCAGAACACTGGCGTTTTTGATTACGCAATTTGGGTAGATAGATCAGATCATTTGCCAACAGAAGATCCTACCAGTATGAGTCTTGAACAGTGGATGGCAGATTTTACTATTGACAATAACGGCACACTGGATGAATTAGAATTTAATGTTGATCGGCTAATGACTTATTTAGAAGTCAGGGGTTAGATCTCCCTGCCGCCAGCGTACTCCTTCCTTTTGAAGAATACGCTGGCAATTGGCACATATGGTTTTTAGATTACTAGGCCGTGTGTTTACCAGATCACCGTCTATGTGATACACATTGAACTGTTCTGAGTGCTTTGATTTGAATCCGCATTTTTCACAGTGATTCTTTTTATCATATCCTGCTAGTTGCCATTTGGGTATACCATGCCCTACGCCATTGCGTAAGCAACGTTCACACTTTTTTCTATAGTGTGTTTTTCCGTCTTTTACATAATTTATAGCTGCTGGACGCTGTCCACAAACACATAACGGCCTCATATACTATTTAGCTCACCTTTACAGCCCCTTTTTCCAGCAGTTATATCAGCTTTTTTAATGATGTTTATATAAATACTGTAAGATAAAGAACTATCCAACAGGAGAATTAATATGGCATTAGTATCACCAGGCGTAGAAGTAAACGTTATTGACGAAAGCTTCTACACTCCGGCAGCAGCTGGTACTGTACCTATGATTTTTGTTGCTTCAGCAGAGAATAAAACATCGAGCAGCGGCACAGGAATTGCACAGGGTACATTAAAAGCAAACGCTGGTCGACCCTACTTAATCACCAGCCAGAGAGAGCTAGGTGAAACTTTCGGAGACGCAGTATTCTACACTGACTCAAACAACAATCCAATCCATGGCGGCGAACTAAACGAGTACGGACTTCAAACAGCATACAGCTTGCTGGGTGTATCAAATCGTGCATATGTTGTTCGTGCTGACCTAGATCTAAGCAAGCTACAGGCTAGTGCTACTGCACCAGGCGGCGAACCAGCTGATGGTGCTTATTGGTTTGACACACAGATTACTAGTTTTGGTATTTTAGAATGGAACGCTGCTCCAGTTACCACAACCGGCGGACAAAGCTTCTCAACTGTACCACGCACAGTAATAATAGAACCAAATGATCTTTCGAACCCTATCAACACTGCAAGTGCTCCAAAAACTTCAATTGGTGCTGTAGGTGATTATGCAGTTGTAGCAGCAAGCACATCAAATCACGTATGGTATAAGACAGCAGGGACAAACACACTAGCAGGTACTCCTGGTAGTTGGGTAAGAGTAGGTTCTCCAGAATGGAAGGCAAGCTGGCCGGCAGTAAGAGGCACTGCTTCTAATCCAGCACTTGACATTGGAGATTCGCTAATCATCAACGATGAGCCTATTGTATTAACAGGTATAACACTTGCAACTCTGGCAGAAGACATCAACGTTAGAAACATTCCGGGTATAGCAGCAGCAGTAGTTAATAGCTCATTAGAAATTTATTCAAACGGTCCAGACGTTGTACTAAACGGAGCAACCGGCGCCCTGTTAGGAGATACTGTACCTACGTCAGACAACGGAGCATTGGGAATTTTAGAAGGAACATATAGTGCTCCGAGAGTTGATATTGCTCCTCACACACAAGTTCCAGAATTTAAAGCAATAGATACAAATTCTGCACCTACTGGTAGTATTTGGATCAAAACAACATTGCCTAACGGTGGCGCAAACTTCCGCGTTAAGCAGTATAACGGCGATACTCAACTATGGGAAAACATTGGTGCACCAGTATTTGTTACACCAGAAGCAGCATTAGTCGGTCTAGATAGATCTGGCGGCGGATCAAACCTAGTAATAGGTGATCTTTATGTAAAGGCAAACGTAAATGAAGTAAGCCCTGCTATTGCTAATTTTACAATTTTCCGTCGCAGAGCAGTTGGCGCAACACAGATTGTTAGTGCTAAAATTACAAATCAAATTACAGCAAATCCTGGCACTTCGCCTGCAAACGATGTTTCTTTTGACTTAGAAGAAACTGTAGTAGGCTCAGCAGCAAGAGTAGAGAAAAAAGTTACAATTTCCGCAGGAAGCCTAACAGGCGGCTCAGGAGATGCAGATGTTATTGCCGGAGCAATTAATGCTGCTAACTTTACTAATATTGTCGCACTAGTTGATAGCTCAAATAGAGTAGTAATTCAACATAAGATCGGCGGCGAAATCCGCATTGATGATACGGATTTATTATTCAACGAAATGGGTTTTGTAACTAGTGGAAATACTATAACAGCAAATCTCTATGCATCGCCAAGCGGCGACGCTAACAACCAGTATATTGCAAGTAATTGGGAACCCCTAACTTATACACCTTCTAATGACGAACCATTAAGCCTAACTGAAGATGGCGAACTATGGTATAGTTCGATCATTGATGAAGTTGATATTATGGTTCATAACGGACCATCTGATGGATGGAAGGGATATTTAAATGTATATCCTACCACTAATCCAACAGGGCCAATTGTAAGTGCTAATGAACCTAAAGAACAATCAAACGGCAGCAATTTAGTTGACGGCGATCTTTGGATTAGTACAGCAGATATTGAAAACTATCCAATAATTTATCGTTACAATGTTGTGCTTGAAGAATTTGTACTGCTCGATAAGACCGATCAAACTACTGAAAACGGAGTTTTGTTTGCAGATGCTCGCGAAGCAACAGACGGTGGAAGTCCAACAGTTGCTCCAACGTCTACTATTGCAGAACTACTTGAGAGCGACTTCTTAGACCCAGATGCTCCGGATCCGGCATTATATCCGAAGGGTATGCTGCTATGGAATCTACGTCGTAGTGGCTTTAATGTTAAGCGTTTTGAGCGCAACTATATTGATCAAGCAGGTGACAATGCTCGATTCCAGGTAATTGGTAATAGTGGTGATCTAGAAGATCAGTCAATGAGCGATTACTATCTACCCCGTTGGGTAACTGACAGTGGTAATAACCAAGATGGTTCAGGCACTTTTGGACGTCATGCACAGCGTAAGAGTGTTGTACAAGCACTACAGGCTATGGTGAATTCAAACCAAGATATCCGCGACGAAGAAAGTCGTCAGTTTAACTTGATTGCTACACCAGGATATCCTGAACTGATTGGCGAAATGATTACGCTAAACTATGATCGTCGACTGAGTGGTTTTGTTGTAGGCGACACACCTGCAAGACTAACACCAGATGCTACATCACTTAACGAGTGGGCAACCAACGTTAGACTAGCAGTTGAAGACAACGACGATGGTGCGGTAAGCAGAGATGAATATCTAGCAATGTATTATCCATGGGGCTTTACTTCAGATAACCTTGGCAACAACGTAGTTGTTCCACCGAGCTTCATGGCACTGCGCACCATCGTACTCAACGACCAAGTAGCGTTCCCCTGGTTTGCTCCAGCAGGTACAAGACGCGGTGGAGTTACAAACGCATCTGCAAGTGGATACATCACTTCAGAAGGCGAATTCCAAAGTGTTGCACTAAACACTGGTCAAAGAGACACCCTATATGTCAACAACATCAACCCAATTACATTTATCGCAGGTGCTGGACTAGTGGTGTTTGGACAAAAAACTCGTGCTAGAAATGCAAGCGCACTTGATCGTGTAAACGTAGCACGTTTGATTGTGTATCTAAGAGGACAGCTAGAACTGTTGGCAAGACCATATCTGTTTGAACCAAATGACAAGATCACCCGTGATCAAGTCAAAGCCGCAGCAGATGCGCTGTTGCTAGAACTGGTGGGTCTAAGAGCACTGTATGACTTCCTAGTAGTGTGTGATGAATCAAACAACACCCCTGCTAGAATTGATCGTAACGAGCTTTGGTTAGACATAGCAATTGAACCAGTAAAAGCAATCGAATTTATCTACATTCCATTGCGTATTAAGAACACAGGAGAAATTGCAGCTCTAGGATAATGTACGCACATAATGGACGGGGATTTTACCCCGTCCAGAAGCGTATAAATACTACTGTAATAGGAGAATAGAATGCCAATCACAACACTTACAAACATATCGGTACCAACAGAAGCAGGCGGATCAAATAGTTCACTATTGATGCCTAAGCTACAGTATCGCTTCCGTGTTTTCCTAGACAATTTTGGAACCACAGGCGGCCCTGACGGTATTAGAGAAATAACTAGACAGGTTATTGACGTAACTCGTCCTAACTTAACTTTTGAACAGATGACTATTGACGCTTACAACTCGAGAACTTATCTTGCTGGTAAGCACACATGGGAACCAGTTACACTTAATCTACGTGAAGATGCTAACAACAACGTACAAAAAATCGTTGGTCAGCAGCTACAACGTCAGTTTGACTTCTTTGAACAGTCAAGCGCAGTATCAAGCGGTAGCTACAAGTTCCAAACTAGAATTGAAATTCTAGACGGCGGCAACGGCGCAGCAGGCGCTAATGTTATCGACCGCTTCCACTTAGTAGGCTGCTACATTGAATCAGCAAACTATAACACACTTGCATATGCAACCAACGAACCAGTAACTGTTGCTCTAACTATTCGTTATGACAACGCTATACAGTTCGGTGCAGACGAAGACTTTGTTGGAGTTGGCGAACCTGTTGTTCGTGCTACAAATGCTTCAGTTGGCGGCACAGGCGTTACTGGCTAATATTATTGGTTGGTATCTATTCGAAAAGGCGAGGACTTCGGTTCTCGCTTTTTTATTATCTACCCGGTTAATAACAACAGATAAATATTTGTATGAGCATACGAGATCCATATCTAATTAATGTTGACCTAGATGTACATCTTAGAGATGCACGTCATGCTCACAGATTGTATACAGAGCACAGCTTTGCGCTAGCCCCCAAAACTAAATTTTTATATCACGTAGTATTCCAGCCTATCGCAGCCATAGGCGACGCAACAACAAGTAACAGTTTTAAGTTTCGAAAAGAAATAGGCGTTCTTGCTAAAACTGTTGATCTTCCGCAATACCGTGCCACAGTGGACAACAAGCAACAGTATAACCGTAAAAAGAATATACAAACACGTATTGATTATCAAGATGTAACAGTAAGATTTCATGATGACAACAACGGTCTTACAAGAGCTATGTTAGAAGAATATTATAGATATTATTTTAGAGACGGTAATAATAATCCGTCAACTGGTTCATATAGACCTAGAGACAAATACAGTACTGTTGTACCAAAATACGGTCTAGACAATGGCGCACAGGTTCCTTTCTTTGAATATATAAAAATATATCAACTAGCAAGACGCAACTGGTTCAGTTATACACTGATTAATCCGCTGATCTCACAATGGGGACACGATACTCTAGACAGCAGCGATGGCGCAGGCATGATGGAAAATTCAATAGTACTAGCCTATGAAGGTGTACTATACGATCACGGAAAAATCGACGGTAGTGAACCTGCAGGATTTACCAGTGAAGAAACACGTTACGATAATGTACCCAGCCCGCTGGGTTACTGGAACGAAAGCCTAAGCAGTTTTTATACTGCCGAACCTACACTGCTAACACCCACTGCAAATACTCCCAGAGGATTGTTGTCTAGGATGAGCAACAGTGGCAGCAAAGGCCCAGGATCAAACATTCAAAACACTGGACCTAGATTACCAGGTGCATTACCGCAGTATCTAATACCTACACAGGATACACAAGCAGATCGCTCAGTCAGCACTGTGTCTACTTTTGGCGGCAGAATATCAAACAGTGACGCACTGATCAGCGGCTTATCTACTAATCCCAGTGCTAACAAAAGTTTCTTAGCCAGATCTCTAAACAGCGGCACCGTTAACGGCGTTAATTACAGTACATTTACTGGTCTTAACGCAGGCGCTAGATCTGCTATAGAAACAGATTTAAGAAATTCAATAAGAAGTGGCGACAAAAAATTGTCAAGCTTTGCACAACAAGCAATTAACAGTACAAAAGGTTAATCATGGCAAGATCAGACAGCACAACTGAAACTACAAAAGAGTTAACAAAAGAATTTTTCAACAACTACTTTAATCAACAGATACCTTACAAAGCCAGTGAAGTTGATGCTGTGATAGGTTATTTTTTAAAAAGAGGCTTTGAAAGAATAGCGGCTGTGAACACAGCAAGTATTCTACTACAACAGGCCAGCGTTGATCAGATCACAGTGTTTCAATTGATAGACACACTCAAAGGTATAAATGACGTACAGCTATCAAACATTGTAGCACAGATCCTCAATCTTAATAGATCAAAAACCAGTACCATAGGCTATAGAGTGCCACTGGCTACACAACTGTTTGACCAAAGACAAATAATAGTATAATGTCGAGATTCGCACAGGGAAAGTTCAACCTTAAAAATCCTGAAAAGTATGTGGGTAACAAAACACCCACATATAGATCAGGTTGGGAATTTCACTTTATGAAATTCTGTGATGAACATACCAGTGTAACACAATGGGCTAGTGAAGCTATACGCATCCCATATCGTAATCCTTTTACAGGCAAACAGACTATCTATGTGCCTGACTTTTTTATTGCCTATGCTGACAAAAGCGGCAAATCTCATGTAGAATTAATCGAAGTTAAACCGTCAAATCAAGCGGTCAAAGAACGTACTGGACGCAGCAAGCACAATCAAGCACATTGGGTACTGAATCAAGCCAAGTGGGAAGCTGCTAGAGCATGGTGTAAACAGAAAAATATATTCTTTAGAATAGTTACTGAACAGGACCTCTACCATCAGGGACGAAAAAGATAAATAATAGTAGCATATAATGGAAGTTAATATGACAAAAAAACTAGAAGATCTTTTAGGACTACCTGAATCTAAAGATATAATCAAACAGGCAGAAAAGCAAGAACGTGATCAAAAAAAGTACAAAGATAAACAAGTAGAACGTACCTTCAGAGACATAGCTGAATTTGACAAAATATCGTCAGCACTGCCAGCAGTACAGGGCCTGGGAGAAATGGCCGATACTGAATTAAACGATATAGCTCAACGTGCTCTTACTGCTTATGAAGATCTAATGGATCTAGGTATGAATGTAGAAAGTCGCTATTCAGGCAGAGTATTTGAAGTAGCAGGCAATATGCTTAAAACCAGCCTAGATGCTAAGGTTGCTAAATTAGACAAAAAACTCAAAATGGTAGAACTACAACTCAAAAAAGAAAAGCTAGACAAAGAAGACAACAACGGCGAAGGCGGCATTATCAACGGCGAAGGCTATGTAGTAACAGACCGCAACAGTCTTCTACAACGTCTTAAAGGACTAGACAAAGATAAATAATACATAATAGGATTAATGCGCAATGAGATCTTTTAAAGACATACTAACAGAATCTAAAAAAACCTATCCATTTAAGATAGGTGTAGCAGGCGAACTTCCAGAAGGTTTCCAAGATCGTATGGAAACTGCTCTAAAGAGATTTGGATTAATTAATGTAAGTTCTGGTAAAAAGACACCAATACAGGAACGTCCGTTGGATTTCCCACAGCTACAGAACATGGAAGTTACTTACTTTGAAACAGAAGTAGAGTATCCGACTACTACGCAGGTACTACAGGAATACCTAGGGAAATCCTGTACAGTACCGCAGAGTCATATTATTGTGCGCAATCCAAATGAACCACAAGAGCGTTATCAAGAAACACAAGAAAACAATCCATATGAAACAATACTAACCAAAGAAGACATGGGCGGCGAAAGCGCACAATCTTCAGTGGGTGCTAGTCGTGTAATGGATCTGCTCAAAGAACTTGAAAAGGCACAGAAAGAAAACAAACATAGCGGCGCAGAAGGTGCCCCTGTCGGTGAATCCAGTAACATCGACACAAAGATAAACACTAAAAGTCCGATAGGGAGCTGACATGTCAGATATGAAAAAACTAATAGAATCAATTGATAGATTAACAGAATGCCCACCAATGGAAGGTGGAACAATGCCACCAGCACCAACAAACCCAGGCAATCCAGTTACAGTAAGCGTAAGTCTTAATGCCAGCGGTATGGATCATGTTGCTGATCTTATGAGATTACTACAACAGGCAGGACTTGAGCAGGCTGGCCCAGTATCAGCACCAACTATGCCAATGCGTCAAGACATGGACAGACTACGTGCTATCGTAAGCGAACCAGAGATGGAAGCAGACGCTGCTTATGGCGACGTTATTACAGACGATGAAAGCCTAGATGAAGCCGATGATGCTCAGTCACTTATGGGTCAAATTCGAAAAATGGCCAAGGGTGTAGAAACAAACCCAGACGAACAAGCTCATCGCATTTTTGCTCAGCAAGTCGAGTCTAATCTAATTGATTTGTTTCAGATGACAAACAGCGAAGAAGTTAGAAATCTAATTAGACAAAACAAATCTGCACAACGAGAAGTTGATCGTAGAAATGCTAATAATATTGCAACTACATTGTGGGATATTATGAATTCAAACGAAGGTCTGGAAGAGTACGACAACGAGCCAAACCCAGAATACCAAGATCACAAGTACATGACCAAAGATCTAAGTGGTGGTCTTAACAGAGAAAAAGGTGCATATGCTGCGGCACAGCCAGGCGACAATGCTATGGCTGTAGAAGGTGTACCTGATCTAAGTCCTAAGTTTATTAAGCATCTACAAGTAACATTTGGCGACAAAGCAATATTATCTAGTAGTGAAACTCGCAAAATTGAAGATATGATAGATAAGCTGAGTATTGAAAATCTTAAAACTCTAGTTAGTGCGGATATTCCAAATGTAAGTGATATGGCAAAAGATTACTTGCGAAATAATACACCAGGCGGCATGAAAAATTACAGCGAAAATGACGATGATACAACATACATTATCAGAAGCAAGAATTCGCAAGCACAGAGCGAATTAGCAAGACGTGCTGGCACTGCGGGTGATGAAGATATGGTTGAAGCAATCAAGAAAACTCTAATGGCAGCACTTAGAGAAAAGAAAGCCAAGCCAGACTTCCTAGATGTTGACAAGGACGGCGACAAAAAAGAGCCAATGAAAAAGGCCCTTAAAGACGCAGGCAAAGGCGGAAGCAAGCCTAAAAAAGGTGAAGTACCGCCACAGTTTAAAAAGAAAACTAACGAAGCAGTATAACACAATGGCAGCACTCGCAAGACTACAAATGCAACACGATGCTGAAAAGAAATATAAAGACAGTATGTCGAAGAAAAAAGAATCAGCAGTCAGTGAAATATCAAGCGATCTAGCAAAGCGTTATACCAAAAATGCTAAGATGGATCGTGACTTCAACGACGATGATATTAAGAGACAAGCAAAGTCGGGTCAAAGCACACAGGATATGCAGAGACGAAATTCTAAGAGAACCAAAGGTATTAATCAAGCTAAAAAGCGTATGGATTAATCTACAATGGATAATATCAAATAGGCTCTTCGGAGCCTATTTTTTTGAGTAAATATATACATGTCAAAATCACTAGACGGCGTACTAATTAAAAAAGCCAACAAACAAGAAACGTATACAGAACAGCAGATTGCAGACCTACTGGCCTGTATGGATCCTGATGAAGGTTATTTACATTTTGCAAGACAGTTTGCATACATCCAACACCCTGTAAAGGGGAAACTGTTGTTTGATCCTTATGAGTATCAACTACGCTTGATGCACAGTTATCACAATTATAGATTCAACATCAACATGATGCCTAGACAAACAGGTAAGACCACCTGTGCTGCTATCTATCTTGTATGGTATGCTATGTTCCATCCTGATCAGACCATACTAATTGCTGCACACAAATACACAGGTGCTCAGGAAATTATGGCTCGTATACGCTATGTGTATGAAACTTGTCCAGATCATATACGTGCTGGTGTTACCAGTTACAATAAAGGCTCAATGGAATTTGAAAACGGAAGCCGTATTGTAAGCCAAACAACAACAGGCAACACTGGTCGTGGTATGAGTATTTCACTACTGTATTGTTTAGACGGTGATACTACAACTGTTAAGGTTAGAAATAAACAAACTCTTATAGAAGAAGAATTAACATTAGCAGAATTGTACGGTAAACTTACTGGTGCTGCTAGAATAATCACATGACAAGTTTGCATTTGTATAAATACTGTATGAACAAAAAAATAGAACAGTTTAAAAAACGTAATCGCAAACGTAATGCACATCTCTATCAGGTCAATAAATCGGAGGGAATTGACTACATAGTATGTCCGGTTTCGCAAGAACGAGTTTCGATGATTAAATCGTCGTACATTGAACGGGTATTAAGTATGACTGTAGACGTATATGATGCGTTGTATCCGGGTGTTAGAGGTGTCAGTGAAACAAGAAAGAAGAATATTAAAAAAGGTTTACAGCAAGTAGACCCTGTAACAGGAAAAACTAAGTACGAGATAAGTCAAGAAAAATCTAGAAAAGTATTATTGGAAACTGACGAAAACGGCGTTTCCGGATATAAAAGAAAAGGCGAAAAGACTCGTGCAACACATATGAAAAATATCGATGAGTTTGGCCGAAATGGTTATTCACAGCTTGCCTCGAAAGCCATTGTAAAAGGTAACACAACAAAGGCAAAAAAGGGACTAATATTAGAGCCTAGTTTCCGCAACGAATATTACAGATATAAATCTGTTGTTTTATATGTTACAGAACAGTTTAGAGCCGAAATAACAACAGGCTATAAAACTGGATTAGCTGGAACATTAGGTGCATATCATATTGATCATATGTTTTCGATAATAAACGGATACAAGAATCAAGTTAGTCCGCTACTTATAGGAAGTAAATATAACTTAAAAATGATTCCTTGGAAGGATAATTTGTCAAAACATAGCTCTAGCAGTATTTCTTTTAATGAGCTACTGACTATCTCAAAATATAATGAGAAGCGATCTAGACAAGAATACTTTTATTTTTTAAATCTAATTGAGTTAGATTTAAAAAATAAAACACCTGTTTCCGGCGCCCATTTAATGGAAAGATTTTATGAATCAAAACTATATACCAAATAATGAATACGAAATACTAACACCTAACGGGTGGGAAGATTTTGAAGGAGTAATATTTAACGAAAATGCAAATAAGCATTCACGTAAAATTTATTTTGATGACAACAGCTTTGTAACAGCAACTAACGATCATAGATTTTTTTCTAATAAAAAAGAGATAAAAGTAGTTGACTTAAATGTAGGAGATGTATTAGATTCCTATAATACTATTCAAAAAATAATCAAACTTGAAGATTTAGTATTAGAGCATACATATGAAATTTTTAATGCCGAGAATCATGTAATAATAGCAAACCAAATTAACTCACATCAATGTGACGAATTTGCGTTCGTACAAC